TAGAAAGTTCGCCCTCAGCGTCAAGACCATGAACTGATTTCAAGTCTTGTGCTAGTTCGATAGTGTACTCAGCTTTCAGTGCTCTAGACTTAGCAGTCACTGAAGTTTTCTCGATTGAGAAAGCCATTTCTTGGAATGTGCTTCCGTCACCAAGTACCTCAGCAGCACCAGTAGTCATACCAGTACCAGTAGTGTAAGTGCCATCAACAGGATTAGATCCTGCGTGAGTACCTGCACCAGAAAAGTCTGAGTCAGCTTCGTTAAATAATGCCTCAGTACCACCTTGAGTGCTGTATCTTGCTTTCATAGCAAAGATAAGACCAGTAGGCTGAGTCATAGGTTGTACACCACAAATATCGTAAGCGATCATTTGCGGAGCAGATCTTCGTACTAAAGAAATTAGTACTGGATCAAATTTAGCCACACCACCTGTGTCAGGAAGAGCTGCAGCATCATTGACATGAACAGCTTCGAACATCGCTTGCTTTTCTTCTTTGATCGCCTTTTCTTGGTTCTCTAGAAGGACAGCAGTGACTTCTTTTCTGTAATTCTCTTTGATGGGAGCAACACCTTCGTGTTCCAGAATAGGTGACCATTTTTCCATTAATGATTTTCTATCCATTTTTATATCTCCTTAAAGTTGATAGATTAATTATTTTTGTTGCTTCTGTCAAGCATGTCAGCATAAGCAGAAATTTTAGGGTCTGAAATAGACTTCTTAGTTTCTTCTTCTAACTGTACTGGCTCATCAGTAACAACAGTTTCTACATTTGTTTTGCTTGGTTTAGAAGCAAAGTAAGATTCTCTGATAGTGCTGACTTTTTTCTCAAAAGATTCTTTGTCTTCAAAACTGAGATCCTCAGTTAATCCAGCAAATTTTTCTTTATCAGTTTCAGCCATACCATCGGATGCTTTAGAAAGGACTTCGTCCTTCTCCATAGCTTTTACACTCTTGTTAAGTTCGACATTAGCTTCAAGTTGCTCATTGAGCTTCTTCTCTAATTCTTCGACCTTTTCTTGAGCGTCTCCAAGTAAGTCAAATCTGTCTTCAGGAACATCAACATAATGTTCAGCGAACAGATTTTTCATACCATTAATGAAGCCATCTAAAATCTCCGACTTCATACCAGATTCGAGAGCGATTTCATTTTCACTTATCCACTGCTCAACTACATAGCTGAGATATCCATCAACTTTTTCAACTAGACTCTCTTTAGCTTCGTCTATTGCAACAGCATTAGACTCAGATAATTCTTTTTTAAACTTAGCGACTTCGCTTTTAACACGAGATACAACTACAGTTTCGAATATAGTAGTAGCTTTTTCTTTGAACTCTTCAGAAAGTTCTTCGCCATTTAATAATGCTTCAACATCTTCTGAAACATCTACTGCGATTTCATCTTCTTCAGCTTCTTCTGCTACAACTTCTTCGTCAGACTCAGATTCTTCTTTTTTCATATCTTTCATCTTCTCTTTCTTTTTAGAAGATGTCATATATGATTCGTCTTTTTCTTTATCTTTAGACTTTTCATCATCGTCATCATCGTCGTCGTCGTCGTCATCGTCGTCGCCATCTTTTTTCTTTTTCTTTTCGATAGCTTTCTTCAAAGCAGGTGGTAATTCACCCTCTTCGATTTCTTCTACCTCTTCCTCAGCTGGTGCTTCTTCTTCAGCCACTACTTCTTCAGCAGGTGCTTCAGCTTCAGCTTCATCGCTAGATTTTTTCCAGCCTTCAGACTCCTCAAGAGTATCGATTTGCTCTTCAGCTTTCTTACTCTCACCAAGGAGTTCTGCGATTTTTTGTTCTATACTTGACATGTTTGTCTCCTTAAAGTATGGGTTATTGTATTTTCTTTAAAAACTTCGCAAATGCGAAAAGTTTTGCTTCTTCGAGTTGAGATCTTGTTGCCTTAGTTATTGAACTCTTTATAGCATCAATATCTTGCTCGACAAACTTCCCATCAACGAACATCCATTCCTTGCCCTCCATAACACCTCGTACAAATGCATCTGGTGCCGACGGATCTGCAACTATATCAGCAGCAGTGGCAAGCATAAAATCCTTTTGGACTTCTGAAGTTCCGTCTTTGGTAGTTTTCAATGAACCCATCCCTCTAGAAGATACACCTAGACTTGCTCCTTCGTCAATCAACGATTTAACAATCTTACCATAAGGTGTATCCATTATCTTAGCTTTTCCGATAAAGTTTTTATCTTCTAGCTTCAAATCCTTAATCATGTGCGATACTCTATCTAAATTGATAGTTGGAGAATCAGGGTGTCCTAACTCACCATACGCACGATTTTTCTTGACATTTTCTTTAACATATCTTTTAACTTCTTTGTCAAGAATCTCTGTAGGGTATAATCTTCCATTCCTGTTTTTAATATCAGCTTGGAGGAATACTCCCTCAATGTTGTAATTCTTCTTACCAGTTTCTTTATCTTCTTCGATAAGGTAATTTACAACTTCTGTATGTTCTTTAATTAATTTCATATTAGCTTCCTACCGCATCTTGGTCATCGTAAGCTCCAAACTCAGGAGTTTCTACTGGGTCATTAAATCCACCCATTTTAGAAAGATGAAGAAGTATCATACCTTTGCCACCAAATGTGACAACAATATCTTGGTTGCCTTCATCCTGTATCGATGTTTCAATTTTCGGTGCTCCTGGATGAACAGTAGCCACGAGGACAGAGTTTCTTACAACAGTAATATCTTTTGCAGCTTCACAGCTGTACTCGATTTTCTGTATGGCAACTTTAAGAGCAGAAGTAGTAATCGTTTCGTTTGTTAATTTTAAGTCTGCGTCGATATCAATAGTGACATTCTCATTAGTACCAGTCGCAGTGACTCTGACGATAGCTTTACGATTATCTTTTGCCAGAACTGTTTTCGTTATTGCCATTTAGTACACTCCTTTTAAAACTTCGATAAAGTTGTTTTTATTCTCCGACATATGAGAAACAATCTCATCCTTGTCTTTCAGTAAACTATTTAGTAAAATTTGGTTTTCCTCGCTAATTGCGATCTTCGTACCATCTTTTAATACATAATCTAGTTTATTTCTTAATTCTTTTGCTTGTCCAACCTTAATCTCAGTTATGATTGGGTCAACATTAAAGTCAGTTGACGATGCTTTTTGAATATATGACTCAACCAACTCATCAGTAATAATATCATCTGAGTGTTTCGCTATATATTCAGCAACTCTTTCTTCAGGTAGAAGAACATCAATACTATCTACTAGCTGTTGTTCTCGCTCCTCAGTCGAAGTAATCGTATGAGTATAGATATCTTTAAACTTCTTCGACATTCTCAGCTGGTTCCTCTACTGGTTCAGCTGGTACTTCAGGTTGTTCTGGTTCACCAGCAATCTCATCCTGTTCTTCTGGAGTTTTAAACATAGTTGAAGCCATTTCTTTCTTCATCGTGTCTAATTTATCTCCAACTTTCGCAGACATTACACCTTGGAAAGTACTTTCTATTCCTTCAGCATCACCTGACTGAATAGCATCTATTAATTCTTTAGTTCCCATCTTCTTCTCCTTCATTATCATCAGCTGGTTCAGACTGCATACTATCCATATCAGGGACTTCCCCACCTTGGTCAGTATCCTGTTCCTGTTCAGCTTTTTCTGCTTCAATCTGGTCGTCGATATCTTTCATCTCTTCTTCAGATTGCATTAAAATATTTCTTCTTGCCCACTCTAATGAGTAGAACTTGCCAAGGTATGGTTCAATCTGCCCTAGCATACCAACTCGTTGTTGTAGCAACTCGTTATTCTTTAATTCAGTAAAGTGATTATCTTGTAGAAAATCGATTCTTATATGATGTCTGCTTTCTTCAAAATCTTCTTCAGTCATTACTCCCTTAGCAATTAACTGAACTCTAAGAATATCAATCAGTACCTGACTAAATTTTCTTTGAACTCTCTGAACAAATTTGTTAAACTTTAATTCGTCTCTAGTAATTTCAGAAGCACGACCTAAAGTAAATCCAGTCTCACCTTGTAATCTTGACATAGGCACATTAAGTGACTGGTAAAGTTTCCTTTGGAAATATTGTATGTCTGCTATATCTCCAAGGTTTTGCCCTCCAGGAAGTGTAGTAATTTCTGTACCACGACCACCCTCTCTTCTAGGCATCCAAAAATCTTCCATCATGCTTAGGTGTTTTCTATCGTCTCTTACTTCACCTGTATTCGCATCGTAAACTACTTTGTTTCGATACTTATTCATGATATCGTTGACATATTGTTCTGCTTTTATCTTAGGCAGGTTTCCTACATCAACATAAAATATTCTTCTTTCAGGAGCACGACTTAGTCTATAAATGACTACAGCGTCCTCAATCATCTTCAACTGGTTTACTGGTTTAACAGCTTTTTGTAAATGACCCAATACTATGCCAGTATTTTGGTCAACATTACCAGATGGACAAAATACAACTGAGTCTTTACTCAGTTTAATTCCTTTAGTATTTGAGTCAGTAATACCTTTATCGTTGTATATAAAGTATTCTTCTTGACTTTCTACTACCTCGATCCCTTGTTGATTCTTCTTTTTCTTAATATTTTTAATCTTACGAATCTTTTGTGGATCTACATACCTTAGTTCCTGAATACCCAACTTTGGATTTTTAGGATCTACAATTAAATGGTAGTATAATCTTCCATCTACATACCAAGTCTTAAAAATATCATGCCCTTTATGGTCGAACTGAAGCAGATCGTAGATCTCCTCGAACTCCTCATGCATTTTATCTTTAATATTATCGGATACAGGTAAGTCGTCAAGACTTAAACTGACACTGGGTGCGTCAGTCTCAATTGTGATTGCTTCATTAGTTATATCTTCTATCGCACCATCACAATCTGGATATTGAGCAACTTCACGATATCTTTTGATTAAAGCGTTTTCACTTTTTATCGAGTTATCTAAATCGAGGGTGACCCCATAGTAAGCACTTACATCTGTAAGGACTGTCGAGCCATCATCTTTTGATGGAGCGACAGGACTTAGTGGTTCTCTATTCCTCTTTCGTGTAATCTCGAAACCGAAAAATTCAGCCATAATTTATTCACCTTTATTAATAATTAAATGTTGATTGGGAATGAACCAATCGGAGTATCGATTGATATATTAACTCCTAATCCACCACTTTCGCTTGTATTACTTGTAAAGAAGTTGTATTGGAATTCAACATCAAATGTTTCAATAGCATTTGTAGTGTCATAATCCAACTGAACAATACCGATAGACAGTGGGTAAGCATCAACAAATTTATATTGTTTTACTCCAGCACCATTTCTATCTAGTTGTGTTACAAGTAAGTCAGCTTGGTAATCATTCGGATTAGTACGACCTTCTGTAGTCGCATATTCCTGAATACCATTTTGCCATCTTTCGATTGCGTTTCTAATACCGAAGTCAGTGTCGTTATAAACTGTGACTGTCCAAGGAGCGAAAGTACGCTCAGCAGCAAAGTTTACAGCACGACCTCTATATTGGATTGGCAAGTTTTCTAATGTACTAGCTGGTAATTGTGCAGCTTTGCAAAGAAACTGTCCTTGTACAGCAGCAACTCTTCCACCAGTGACATAAGAAGGGAAAGCCAAATCTACACGAAACTGATTAGGACGAGCTCCGCCACCAGTCATGTTAGCTTTAAAATCAGCAATATTAGCCATTTGTTTTTTCTCCTTTTATTCTATTTAGCCACCAATTTCACTAAAGTCTACACTTGATTTACTTGCTACAAATGTAAGAGTAATGAAATTAATTGCTCTGTTTGGTTTAATGAAGATATCTGCACGGAATTCATTTCTATCTATTACATCGCCTGTGTTATTAGTTCCGTCACAGACTACTGTAAAGTCAGTAATTCCTCGTCTTCCTTGTACATCTCTTAGGAAAGGATTAACTGCATTTTTAAAGTCATTTCTAGTGAACTCATCGTTGAATTCAAATAGTTGTGCTTTAGCAGCAATCGCAATCGCTTTTTCTAATACGATAAACAATCTACGAACATTTATTCTGTTGAACGCAGATTCAGATCCTAGTAAAGTTTTGTCACCAAATAGTTGTGTACCATTTCCTGGGAATGTCACAACAGGGTTTACATTACTTTGATATAAAGTATCCCTTTGAGTTTTGTTTGGTGAGAATGCTAGTTTAACAACATTCTTAACTTGACCTCTAGTAGCACCAGCAGGTGAGAACCATGCGTCTTGGTCATAGTCAGTTCTGGCAGCGAGACCTGCTATGTCACCATTTAGTGGTACATATCTGTATTTATCATTATATCTGTCATACTGGTATTTAGAACCAGTATCAAGTACACCATAAGATGAACTTGGTAATGAGTTTCTGTAAGTAGTAATGTCGCCCACTGGGTCAGCATCAGTTGCTAGGATAGTGTTCCCTGAAGCATCTTCAGCAGAACAGAATACCATACAGTCTTTTCTTACTTCAGCAATATTATTAATTGCGAAAGTTGATGTAGCAGCATCTGCTTTACCAACCATAACTAATGAAATGTCATACAACTCGTCATTAGCAAATATTGCTAGACCAGTTTGAATGTTACCAGCAGTTGGGGCAGTATCTATACCACCAGTTAGACTTACTGAGTAAACTGCACCAAGGTCACCAAAAGTAGTACCACTTGAAGCAGCACCCCATGCAGTACCTGTGACAGTTGGATGATCCATCCACCAGATAAATCTTGACTGTGAGTTAATTACATCTTTATAAAAATTATTAGATCCGTCAAACTTTTTAGCATCGCTTGCAGCAGATACATGAGCAAATGTTTCTAAAATTGCTCCAGCTGTACCAGTAAATAAACCATCTTCGTCAATTACTAATACATGAAGTTCGTCATCAGAACCACCAGCAGTGGCAACAGATGCTGAAGTTCCAGGGATTCTGTCGAAATTTCCTTTGTTACCCCAAGCAGCAAAAGTTGCTGAGTCAGCAATTTCTACTTTGAGTGAGTTTCCTCTAGTACCTGCCCACTTAGCAGCAACAGTACCGACATTATTTGACCCACCAACATTGTTAGAAGTGTAGTCATTTAAGTTTTTAATCTTTACAGCAGTACCAGTTGCGACTGCGTTTCTTGCAGCAGTTGTGTCAGCTCGTACTGTTAAAAGATTATTTGAATATGATAGGAAGTTTGCTGCCGTGAAAAAACTGGTAAATGTTGCGTCAGTCGGTGGACCGAATCTCTCTACTAAGTTATTTTCCGAAACAATTTGAACAGGGTCTTCGATTGGACCCCATTGAAAATTCCCAGCAAAAGCACCAGACGATGTCGCCACATTAGGTACAATTGAAGTGAAATCTTGTTCTTTGACAACTACTCCAGGACTGAGTTGAAAAGCCATTTGTTTCTCCTTATTAAATGAATTATTAAATTCAGTGAGAGCTTATTTAACTCTCATGCTTTTATTTAGTTTTTTACGATATTTAGAAGTTTAAAAGTTCTTCATCATCGTCATATTTCTGCCCATCATTAATAAAACCAAAAGGTGTAAGTTCCTCTTCGATCTGTTTCATTTGGTTTTTATACATCTCTTCTCGTAAATTTACATCATTATATTCAGTAAAATACTGGTCAGAGGTAAGCCAACCAAATAACACTAGGCACATAACCAAGTCATCATGGTATCCTTCATCGGCAGCATATGTTCCTTTGTTTTCTATAAAGGTACTAATTTCGCCAATAATATCACCATCCCATAATTTAAGTTTGCCTTGCTCTATTAATGTTTTAAAGTTTTGGCAACCAATTCTTTTTATTTTTCTATCGGTCTGTACACCATATTGTGATTTACCTGAGCCGAAGCCACCAGTAATTTTTTGACCCATATTTGTACGAGATACCATAATCATATTCTCGTACTCTAATTCGTTGTGTAATATATAAGGTACTTGTTCACTAGAATTTATTTCTACTAATACTTGAGCATTATAATATTCTGTACCAACTTTATGTATTATATTTGGATACAGTAAAGGACTAATAGAATTATTCCTATATTTTGCTACAACCTTATATGGTGTTTCGGTAGTATCTATCACCACGAAAGCACTATAATCTCCACCCACACCTTTAGCAGTATCTGCTATTAAAGTATATGTATGTCCAGGAATCGGCTCTTCTTGTATATCTAAACCATCTCTTTGTAATACAAATGGTTTTGGTTTCATTTCGCCGATAGCAGTAGCACTTATAAGAGTAGCACTAGATCCTAAGAACTCACATAATACTTCTTGATTAAATTTTAATTCGCCAAGTAATGCTCTTTGTTTTTCTGCCCAAGTTTTTGTTCTTCCTGGAATATCAGTATAAGGTATAAAGAGTGGTTTAAAATCATTCCTGCCTTCTTTTGCAGCTTCCCAGTATCTCCAAAAATGATTATATCCTAGAGGTGTAGAGGAAAGTAATACCTTTGTTTCTTTACCAGCTGAAATAGTAGGATATACAGAAGTAAAAAATTCTTCAGCTACATTGTTCGGTATAATTGCAGCTTCATCAATATACAACCAGTTTACAGATTTACCACGAATCGCCGAACTAGATGTCGCAGCAGTAAATATTTTGGAACCATTTTCTAATTCTATATCCCCTTTGTTCCATACAGCTACACCTTGTTGCATCCAGTTTGGTAGATACTCATACATTAATTGGTATCTAGATAAAACTTCTCTGGCAGCAGTAGCTTTGTTTGCCATAATGGCAGCAGTTTTATTATCATTAAATAATGTAAAATGTAATATACATGCAGCACTTGTGACAGTTTTACCTTGTTGCCTTCCTTCCATTAGAATCGTCTGACGATTCTTCATAATGTGTTTTACTTTTTTTCTTTGGCAAGGGTATAGTTTAAAATCAACAACTCCTTCATCTAGAGATACAATCTTGCAGTAGTTCTCGATAAAGTACACTGCGTTGCGTTTACACTTTATGTACTCTTTTACCTGTTCCTCTGTAAATTCTACAGGAACTCCTACAGCTTTTAAATTTTGATTTGCATTATAATAAGTTGTAGCCATTAGTCCTCCTTGCGGAGATTATTAAACAACAGTAATAGTACCAAGCATGTTGCTTGGGTGAGCAGTACATCTATATTGGTATGTATTTCCTGTTGCAGCATTCATTGGGATAGTGAATGTAATAATGTCGTTAGTGGTAGCAAGGTTTCTAGTTGCGTTAGTTGAGCTGATATAATCAGCAGCAGGTGCAGTAGATGTACCGAACTCTACGATGTCAAGTGGGTGTGCGTTTCCAGCAATCGTATGTCTGAAACGATAAGTATGTCCTCTATATACAAATAACTGCGGATCGTTTTCGCCAGCAGATAAAAGACCTGAACCTTGTACTGTATAGTTAGTACCATCACCAGCTGTAAAGTCAAACTGTTGTAATGATACTGCTTTAATACCTAGTTGAGAAGTAGAAGAACTTGTTAGCTCAATACCATCTCCTTGAGTAATAGTAATGTCATCATTTACTGAGTTTGAACCAGCTAGTCTTAATTCTTTAGAACCAGCAGTGACAGATTCTATAGAGGTTGCGTAAGTAGTATTCGTGACTGTATTGTTTACAGTAATATTGTTGGCATCAGTTCTATCAATATTAATACCAGTACCAGATACGATATTTACATTATCAGTACTTGCGTCTGAACCAGTTAATCTAATTGAAGCATCAGTACCAGAAGTTTCTGCTGATACACTATAAGTAGTGTTTACATTAGTATCGGCTCCAGGCTCAAATGCAGAATTGCTTGAGCTGTATTTTAGAACCTGACCATTAGTAATACCAGATGCTGGAATGGCAATCTGAACAGTGCTTCCACCAAGAGCTGTGTATAACTCATTAAAGTTATCTTTAATTTTATCTCCACCATCTCTAAGGGTATCCCCTGTTCCGTCATTGGCTAGAGAACCAATATTTAAATCTTGTTTTGCCATTTATAATTTCTCCTATAAATCTGTTTTTTGAGTTTCATTCCAACCCAAGTCAGTCACTTGTAAATTATTTAGGTCGCCAGTAGCTTTATGTTGTTCATCTGGGTTGCCTAAATCTACGAATGTAGATGTAATTACATTACCTGTGTCATCAACTCCACCAAATAATAATATTTTTAAAGTAAAGTTAAATGTCCAAGTCACGAACCTTCTTATTTCGAAAGTTCCATCGTAATCATCTACGAAGCTAGTACTATTTAGTATTATTGGGACATCTGTTTCTGTTTCTAATTTTGGATCGGTATTTTTAATTTTCATAGTAAATTCAGGTGTAAAAAATGGTAGTATTTGCTCAACTATTTGTAATCCATCTTCTGTAGTCTTTGTAAGACAGTTTAATTGCATATCCAAGTTAAATGGTACTGGGGCAAATAGTTTTTCCCTTTTACCTGAACCACCTGCAGCAGAAGTCCTATTTATCTTAAGAGTACCCATACGATTAGTTTTTCTAAGTGGGTCATAAGATATTGCAGCCATTTCAAACGACATACGAGGAAGAGTAGTATATACTTGTTCTTCTAAACTAGGATCTTGCTCTAATCTTTGTACCCATTTTTCTTTTGGACCATAAGCGATTGGTACTAATATTTTTTGTTGTGCTGTGCCAGCATTATCGAATCTTTCAAACTCTACATCTGAAAACATCTTGCCGAAACCAATGATACAGTTTCTCACAGTTTGATGATAGAATGGTGGTTTTCCGAGCATTAAAATTCTCCAAACGGATTATTTTCTGACCACGCAACTTTTTCGTTAGTGTCAGGTTGTCTTTCAGTTTCTAGTTCTAAGTTATCAGCGAAGCCACCTTGTTTATCTACATTTAATTTAATAGTAGCAACTGCGACAGCTTGAGTACCACCTGCTGGTGGAGCAGAAACATCGATTGTAGGAACAGCATTATAACCATCCCCCACATTAGTAAGAGTGACACCATTTACTTTACCTGTAGTTCCATCAACAGTACAAGTAGCAGTAGCAATGACACTAGGAGTACCACCTGAGAAAGTTAGAGTTGGCGGAGTAGTATAACCTGCACCGACATTAGTAAATGTTATTGTATCAACAAACATATTCTCTGACCTTGTAGGATCTTGTGAGAAAGTTTTAAGTTCTTCAAACTTATCAATATCGGCAATACCTGTATCAATTTTCTCAGAAGCATATTGAAATAACTCGACTTCCATTTTAAATGTATATAATTTTCCTAGTTGATAAAAAGGGTCTTGGTGTTGTACGAATTTAATTTCAAATAATCCTTTAGTTAATGGAAAATAAATTAAGTCTCCTTCGTTCGGTCTATTAGGCACAAAGGTATTACCATGTTGCCCAACTAATTCTTGCCACCTAGATCTTGCTACAACTAGAGTAGCAGACATCTCATTAAACAATCCAAACTTTTGTATAAATGGACCTTGCCCACCTAAGTTATCTACATTCTCGAAATACATTTCGATAGGAAATGCTTGCTCAAATTTAGATAATGGATCTTCGCCTAAGATTTCATCTTTAGCTACTTGAGTTCTAGGGATATAGAAAACATTCTGACCATAAATTTTTAAAGACTCAATAATTAAAGACTCTATTAAATTCTGTTCAGACGCTACTCCTTGAGATATGTAAGTATTTCTTCCAGCCATTTATTACCCTGTAAAGAACTCTAGTGGTGCACCTTTTCCTATGAGTTCGTCTTCTAGTTGTTGTAGTTCGTTCATGGCTTCGTTATATATACCATCGCCATCCATTGAAACACCTCCAGGTAAAACTAGTCCCGAAAACTTTTTAAGATTAAGTCCCCACTGTTTCTTAAACAGAGCAGCAGTATATTTTTTCAACCATGGTTCGCCAAATACTTTTGGATATTCTGTACCACTTAATGCTTTATAAACATCGACCATCACAGAGTCTCCGATTTTTACATCGCTTCGGAAGTCAACATCTAGAAATAGTTTATTTTGCATTCTGTTAAAACGATACAAAGTTTTACCATTTAACATTAAATCAAGTAAACTTAAATGACCCATAACAGTAGTGTAGTAAACAATACTTGTAGAGGTCAAGTCGTATAAATCATTTAATCTTAATTGATATTGTAAGTCGAATATATTTCTAGAATCTGTAGTATTAGAAAAAACTGTAAAAACTTTATTTACACCAAATATCTCATCAGTGACTGGAATAAATCCATTTTCGCAGTCTCCTCTAGTAATAGTTGATATAATTGCTGTAGCACCAGATTGGTCACCAGTAATAGTTTCGCCACCCTGAAATTTTACTTGGTCTGGTCCAGGATTAATTAATACTTGATAGAATATATCAGAACCAGTTGAACTTTTATGTACAACTGCTTTAGCACCTGTGGTTCCACCAGTAATAGTTTCCCCTCCAGTAAAATTTCCTGCGACAGCAGCAGTAAGTGTTAGTTTGGTGCCAACTATTACATGTTGGAAATATGCTCGTTCAGTACCATTCCAATGATTAATATTAAAATATTCTATCGCTTCGTCTAAGCGATCTTCTAACTGTTCGTCAGCTACATTTATTTCAATCACTGGCGATCCTAGACTTCGCAATGCGTAATCTTTTAATTGGTCTCTTGTTGCTGGATTTGCCATAGTACTATTTAGTTCCTTATGATCCCCCTAGTGCGATAGACATTGCTATTGAAAATGGTTCCATAGCAAATTTCTTGTCTAATGCTGAGTTATAACTACTTAGAACAGGAGTTAAAACAGCAGTCGTACCACTAGAAATCTTTGTTAATGATGCTGTACCACCCATACCAGAGTGTGTTTCACAATAAGGGTATAGTGTAGTCGGTGTGTTAGCATCTACCACCAGTACCATTTTAGCACCTGTCGTGCCTTGTGTACCAGTATAAGTCACACCTGATGTTAATTTTGTACCACCACCATGAATACCATCTTGAGTTGAACTCAAAGCAAATAAGTGCCCAGAGTGTGTAGCTGATGATAAGTCAAAGGTATAAGTTTGACCTTGTATAATATCCAATTGTTGGTTTATGCCACCTGATAATGTGTAGTAATTATTTCCTGTACTATAATCATTATATACAGTTGTATTAAATGTAATATCTTTATTTGGACTATCTACAGTTATAGTAGGAACAGTTGTATATCCCCCACCAGCATCGGTTATTACCACAGTTAATACTTTTCCAGTATTTACATCAATAGTAGCATACGCTCCTGCTATACTTCCACCATTAGTTGCTGGCGAAACTGTAGTATTAGCAGTTGCCTGAACAGCACCTCCTCCAGCATTCGGTGTTGCAGCAATCGTGATATTTGGTGCAGTCGGATAACCTGACCCACCAGTATTAATTGTAACACCACTTACAGCGAATGTATTATTTCCAGTGCCATCATCAACCATTACAGCTGTTCCTGTTGCTTGAACTCCAGGAGTCGTACTTGGTGCATCTATCGTGACTGCTGGTGGACCAGTATATCCACCACCAGCATTAGTCATAGTGACAACATCTACACCTGAAGTGTTTGGTAATGGGAATGACAAGTTTGGTTGTTCTAAATAACCAGCACCATCGTTATTTACTGTGACTGACGATATAGAGTTAGATACTCCTGGATTCATCATTAATGATGAACCCTGTTTCATAATTTTAGCGTCGTCTAGGAATATAGTATCGCCACCAACATATAAGTTTCTCCATTTTTTAGTAGAGGATCCTAGATCGTAAGTATCATCAACTGATGGTAATACATGTTCTCCTATCGCAGAAAATGATGCAGTAGCTGGAGCGAATGATAAGTTTCCTGCTCCATCAGATTGTAATGCACCTGCAGCATCTGTGACATTTAATTCAGTAGGAGTAATAGAGTTGGCAGCAATATCGGTAGTAAGTTGAACTGCACCCTGACCATCAAATGAAACTGCTGAAGCAGTGACATCTCCAGTCAAACTAAAATTTTGAGCACTAGCCAAAGCTGTAGCAGTGGCAGCATTACCTGTAGCACTTGCAGCAACTACATTTAAATTATCAACAAAAGTTTTTGTGACTCGTGCATCTATTGCACTATTTGCTAATGTATTGCTAAAGTATTTGTTGGTAGATCCTTCTGATAAATTATCAGTATCAAAAGGCGAAAGTGTGACAGCAGGTGTAAATGAGTTTGCGTTGTCATCGTAAGTCCAAGAAAGACCTGTACCATTTTGAACTAGAGCTGATATTCTATCATCAACTCGTTCATTAGAGTAGTAAAGATTAGTAGATCCTTCACCAATATTATCTGAGTCTAATGTTAGTGTACCACCTAATGATAATGACTGTGAGTTTATAGTCACACCTGAATTAGCAAGCATGGCATTCGTGACACCACTTGCTTTTACTTGTACTGTATTTCCTGATATTTGTAGAGAAGAATCGTCTACATTAATTGCTAGATTTGCTGAACCAGAAGTAGAGCCACCTGTTAAACCTGAACCAGTTGCAGTAAGAACTTCGGTAATATCTCCTGAAGCACCACCTGCTACAACATTCGCAACTTCTACTACACCACCTGAAGCACGAACATAAATCTTTTTATCTTGGGTATTTACTGCAATTTCGCCGACAGCTAAATCAGAAGTGCTTGGAACACTTGATGCGACTTCAGATCTTTTTACTTTTATTACAGTGGACATAAACCATTCCTAAATTAAATTAGTTATAAAAAAACTATTTCTTATAACTTTTAGTATGTTCCGCCATCAACACCAGTTATTGCTACTGCTCCACTTGTGACTGTAAAGTTTGCTGAAGCGAAAGATGCTATACCTTTCACCGATGCTGTTGCGTCAAGACCTGCTAGAACACCTGTACTATTATTATATGTTAAACCAGTTGAAGATGTCACACTTAGTGCACCTCTTGCTCTGGTATTAGTAAAGTATTCGTTTGTAGATCCTTCGCCTATGTCGTCTGAATCTAGTGTTAAAGAAGCACCTAATGCGAGCGAATTACTATTAATTGTGACACTTGAGTTTGATAATTTTGCATTGGTAATACTTCCTGCTAACATAGCATTGGTAACACCTAATGCTTTCACTCTAGCAGTATCAGCATTTATTTCTATTGAACTATTATCTACATTTAAAGATAATGAGTTTCCTGTTTTTGCTAAACCATCACCAGCACTAATTTGCCCAGCACCTGAAAACTGCTCAAAGTTAATAGCAGTCGTACCTAGTGTGACAGCTCCATCAGTTGATAGTACATAACCATTATCTGCGTTAGCAGTTCCTTCTTCAACGAAAGCGAATGCACCAGCAACTAATTCTGAAGCAGCATCTGCGTCAGGAGTTCTGGTTAAAACGAAAGCAGCAGATCCTGAACCAGTAGCTGTGACTTTATAAAAACCATTTTGAGCAGCAGTACTTTGGTCTTTAACTAATACTCTATCGTTTACTGAAACTGTGACACCATCAACTGATAATGCGAAGTTAGAGTTTGCTGTTAATGTACCTGCTCCATTATTATAAGTTGCAGCAAGGTTGCCAGTAGTAGCCACTTTAACAGGCGACTTAACTGATAAACCTGAAGTGACCGAATCAACATATGATTTATTTACTAGCGATTGACTTGAGAAACCTGCTCTAGCTTCGTATGAAGCTGGAACAACAACAGTACCAGTACCATTTGGCGATAGTTCTAAATTTCCATTTGTATCTGTTGTAGAAATAGCATTAGCATCTAATGTCATATTATCTACATCTAAACTTGTTAATCCATTTATATCTGTTCTTGAACCACCTAGTGCTACTGCGTCAGATCCGATTGTGACTGAGTTATTAGCTAGTGATACAGCACCACTTGATACACTAAAGTCTCCACCGAAAGAAGCAATACCTTTATTAGAAGAGGTAGCATCTTCTGCTGAAATAGTTAGAGTATCAGTTGAACCAACTACTGCATCAATACCTTCACCAGCTGTGACAGTTAATGTGTTGCCACCTGCGATAGTTTCTGAATTAGATCCATCAGTTAGTGTAAATGAAGTTGATATTGAGCCAGTACTTGCAGCAGTAATACGACCCTTAGCATCAACAGTAATAATTGGGATAGCAGTTGTACTACCATAAGATCCTGCGGAGACTCCTGTAGCATCTAAGGCAGTAGTAATTGTAACATCACCTGAACCATCAACACCTGAAGCAGAACCATCTACATCGCCATCGATAGTTATAGTTCTTCCAGTAGTCCAAGCTGCAGCAGAAGTTGCTGATGTAGCATTACCACTTAGTGTAGCAGTAATAGTTCCTGCTGAGAAGTTTCCACTTCCATTTCGTTTTACAATCGTACTTGCTGTATTAGCAGTCGTTGCTGCATCTACTTCATCTGTAAAATATTTACCACCTATTACGAAGTGGTTTGCTGCATTACCTGCAGTTTCTGTACCGAATCCAACATATAGTCTATCACCACCATTGGATCCATTATCGGTAAGACCTGAATATGCGAGTTCTCCTGCACCAAGTGTGGTGGGATTACCCGAAGTCGCCGATCTTTTTATTCTAACAATTGCTGCCATCTTTGTCTCCTATTAAAATTCTCCTGAATCGAGCTGTTGACCCTCGTTCATTAATTTTGTGACCTGCCATTGGGAGGTCGCTGTTTTATATACTAAGATAGATCCATTTTGTAAACCATCAGTTGTAGCATCTACATTTTGACCCTGCTCTAAATTTACAGCAGTACCACTTGTTCCAGCAACACCTACAGATGATACAGTAGCCGATTGACTTGTACCAGTAGTAATAGCAGTTGTAGTCTGTGTACCTGTACTTGGAACTGTAGGATTAGTTCCTTCTTGCGTTGCTATCGTACTTTTTACATCAGGCATTATCTTGTCACCTCTGGTCTTACAGTCATTAATCCTTCGACTGCTCTAGTTGTAGTGTTAGTTGAATCTAATACATTCACATCGTAAACATATCTTCCTGCTTTTATGCCAGCAGTAGTTGCAGCTGGCAAAGTTATAGTACATACACCACCGATTGCGTTAGTCACAGCAGTAGTAAATGTAGCAGTAGGATTTGCACTAGTGAAATCTTTCCTAGCTTGAGCTGTAATAGTTGCCCCAGTTAAATTCTTAGCAGTACCAACTGTATCTACAACACTTAGTTGTAATGTAAAGTCAGTTCCTTGGTCAATGAATATATCTGTAATTGCAGCCATTAAGTTCTCCTTAGTGACTATTTAGTTAATTAAACAGTTCGCCAACCAGCTGTTCCGCCAATAAAAATGTATTCTTTTGAATCGTACTCTGATGAGAGCGTTGCGTTTCCTGATGAGCCATTAATAGAATTATTATTAGGATTTACAGTACAATTATTTGTATCCCAAGTCCCATAAGCATCAGAAACATATACAGTATCTCCAAGAGATGGAGATGCAGGAAAGGTGACAGTCACAACACCTGCTGTAGTGTCAACAAAATAATGCCTAGAAGCTACAAGGGTTTGAGTACTATTGATTACAGTAAAATCTGTTTTTACTGACTGTCGTATAGGTGTAGTAAGTTTAGAATGGGTGACTGAATTGTCACCAACATTTTGTATGGTAAGTTCTTTTCCTAAGAATACACAATATAAATCTACAGAAGATGCTAATGCTCCACCTGTAATATTAATTGTAACACCACCATTAGATAAAGTATATCCAGTTCCAGGTTTTAGAACCACACCATCTTTTACTACTAGAAGTGCTTCTTCTCTAGGTGCTGGGAAGTTTAATGTGAAACTTGTATCTGCCCCATTGGTAGCAAAGGTTTGCTTCTCATAACTGCCAAACTGTATTTCTCTGCCGAGATATGCCATATTAGAGTCCTCTTATGTTTGCGACTCTTTCCATGATAATTTACCAGATACGATAAATGGTGACGAAGCAGTAATTGTCGAAGTATCCTTCGCCTGTATTGCTAATGTCATCAAGTCTGGACCAGCTGGGAATACTGAGTCACCACCCAATATACTATTACCCGTATCAATCAAAGCAGTCAAGTCAATGTTCAATGAACCAGTTGACACAGCTTGTGAGAACACCACTGTACCTTGTTGAACGATATCACCTGTATCATGTGAGATAAGTTGCGATAAAGCAGGGTTTTGAACATTAGTATAATCTAGCTTAGATGGTAAACCATTCAAGATAAAGAATGCTGTTAAGTCTTTGTTAGTTGTCACACCTGCGTTGTTTAGTGACAATATCATTCTGTTGATAACTTCTTTCTCACCAATCGCACCTGTTAAACCTGAGTCAACTGAAGGTGCCAATCTAATAGAGATTAGAGGGTGTGGTCTTGTCATATCAACAGAGCCACCACCATAAGCATTCTCACCAATTGTCATAGTGACACCAGATGTTATGTTTGGATAAGTAGCAGTTTCTGGTGCATTAGAAGTAGCAGGATAAGAAGTAAATACTTTTGAGTTAGACCCATCTACAATCACCTGAGTGACATAAGCTAGAGCATCAGCAGGTATTCTTCCTTCAGCGTCTTTAATTAACTGACCCACTGTCACTGTTTGTGCTTCAGACTCTGAACAAGGTACTGCATAAACATACACCCTCTTATTATCTAGAGTCACTAGATCGAAAGTTGATACTGCATCAGAAGTAAAGGTTGTTGTAGAACCTGCTTTAAATACCATTGGTTTACTATTAGCCGAGAACAAGTATGCCTTATCGTCATCGAAAGTA